ATTGTAACTGCGCTCAAAATGGCCTGGTGGGTATTAACCCTTCCAGTGATGTTCCCCTTTGGGGTATGTCAGAAATGTGTGTTGTGGCTCTACTGGGTCGCCACTCGTTTGTGCAGACGAGTAAGGCGGTGTTATCGTCTTATCCACATTTGGGTTAGTGACTGGATCATGATTGGCCGCACTTTCCTAAACAAACGGATGCGTTGCGCTGTGGTCTTAACTTACTTGTTGGCATTGGGATACTTCGGTTTAACTGGGTGCCTGCTGTTGACATTTATCTACACATGCGTTATTGGGTGTGTCCTCCCGACTGATGTTAAATACTATATCAGGCTTATGGAACAGTTGGGGCGGGCGTGGGACAGTGCCTTGGACGCCAAGGATCTCCCCGACACCATGGAAAACGTGACGATCAAGGCTAACAAGCGAGACAAATTCGCTTGTAAAATTGCTATTCGTGCCATTTCAAAGGTTGGCCTTTTGAGCCCCACCAAGGCAAATGCCCTGGTGTACCAGAAGGTCATACTTGACGAGATGCGGGCCCTTAATGTGCGTTGCGCTGATAGAGTTCGCGTCTTACCACTGGCAATAGCAGCCTGCCTAGAGAGGCCTGAGGAGGTGAGAAGGGTGGAGGGGTGCATTAAGTACCTCACCGCCCAAAGTCTGTCTCACTAGGGGTGCCTAGTGGTCCGTGAGGGAGTGGACACTGCTGTTGACCGGAGGCAATTTGATTTGTCGAAGGTTGAGGGCATCACCCGCTCCGAGGTTCTCACGGTAACCCCTGGGTACTCAGGCAAAGGAGGTCGAACTTGGTACTCGTTCAACTCTCCAGCTTCCACATTTGAGTATCTTGTCCACAACCCATCTTTGGTGAATGTCGCTCGGGGGCTGGTCGAGCGTGTGTTCTGTGTTGTGGGCAAAACTGGGGAATTAGTTCGCCCCCCCAAACCTGCACCGGGCGTTTATATCAAGAAACTAGGGAAGATTGGTCGACAGCTGAGTTCACTTGTAGGGTACTGCCACCACTGGACGAGGGACGAATTCGTCTCATCCTACAGTGGTCCGCGAAGGGCCTCATACGAGAGAGCTGCAGCGACTCTGGATTCTGAGCCTTTAACAATATTGGATTCCTATCTATCAACTTTTGTAAAGGCTGAGAAGATCAATTCTACCCTTAAGCCCGACCCACCACCACGTGTTATACAGCCCCGCGGGCAACGTTATAACATAGAGGTCGGCCGGTATCTGAAGCCCCTGGAACCTAGGCTTATGAAGTGTATTGATAAGCTCTGGGGTTCTAAAACAGCCATTAAGGGGTATACAGTTGAGAAGGTTGGACAGATTATGGCTGCAAAAGCAGCTCGCTTCAGGGAACCTGTTTTTGTTGGACTGGACGCATCGCGTTTTGACCAACATTGTTCCCGTGAGGCGTTGGAATGGGAACATTCTATCTACAATGAAGTCTTTGGCTGTCCTCGTCTTGCTGAAATGTTGACGTGGCAACTCCGTAATAGGGGCACTGCCTATACGTCTGACGGAAAGATCAAATATAGCGTTGAGGGGTGCCGCATGTCTGGTGACATGAACACCTCCATGGGCAATTATTTGATAATGTCGGCGTTGTGTTATGCATTCTGTAAGGAGGTTGGACTTACGGCTGAGCTGGCCAATTGTGGTGATGATTGTGTCCTATTCATGGAGAAAGAAGACTTGGGGAAGTTGAGTGCCCTACCTGATTGGTTCGTGAAAATGGGGTACACCATGAAGGTGGAAGCCCCTGTGTATCATCTTGAACAGGTAGAGTTTTGTCAAATGCACCCAGTCCTGACGAGTAGAGGTTGGGTGATGGTTAGACGTCCTGATACAGTCGTTACCAAGGACTGTTGTGTGGTTCGAGGTGGGATGACACCAAGTAAATTGGGTGATTGGTTGGGTGCACAACGTGCCGGTGGGCTTAGCCTTGCCGGTGATGTGCCCGTCCTCAGCCAGTTTTATAAATGCTTTCCTGAGAAGGAGAGTGACTGTCTCTCGGACTATGCTGCACCACATAAATTTCAGGCGTCACAGCAGTGTGGCAGCATCACTGAGGAGAGTAGATACTCCTTCTGGCTTGCATTCGGGATTACCCCCGATGAGCAGTTGGCTCTGGAAGAGGAGCTGAGCCAGTTCGAGTTTACTACCAAAGTTGGGGAGCGACGGGGTCCGACCCCCTCGCTCTTCGACTACTGCTGTAGATAACTGACCATTATCAACCACCACGTTACACGCGAATGAACAAATGACAGGAGGACCTGGCAAAGTACACGCAGCAAGAGTTGGAGGCTTTGAGAAATCAATAATTAACGGCGTTTGTAAAGCAGTTCATGTTGCTTACCCCGCCATTCCGAAGAAAGTGTGTGTGCTCGCAGGAACAAGACTAGCTGAACTAGGACACAAGGTTGACTTCCAAAGCGTTGTCGTGCTGTCCCGTAGATTGATCAACAAGGGGCTTGGTGGTGCTATCACTGAGACCAGTTCCAAGCCGATGACGGAGGCTGGCATGTTGAACCGGCTTGGCACCCGTTTCGGGAAGGCCAATACTACTAACATTAAGGGAGGTGGTGTGCCGATCTCAGGCATGCCAGCAACACTAGCCCCAGTGGCTGTGTCTCGTTCTGTCCGAAAGACCAGAGGGCCACGTATGCGAGCCCGGGGTGATGCCATGATTATATCCCACAGCGAAATGCTAGGATCAATCGCATCAGGTTCCCCGACTTCCAACGTCACAGCCTTCAGGTGCATCGGACTCCGAGCCAACCCTGGCATTTCTAGTGTATTTCCCTGGCTGTCATCCGTGGCGGTCAATTATGAGAAGTACCGGTTCCGCCGCTTGTCGTTCACCATAGTCCCTCTTGTTGCCACTAATTTTAGTGGTCGCATTGGACTTGGCTTCGACTATGATTCTACGGACACTCCCCCTGGTAACAGGCAGGAGTTCTATGCATTATCAACGCATGCTGAAAACATGCCTTGGGAGGCGGCACGAGTTGCCGTCAAGTGCGATCAGGCTTTCAAATTTACCGGCACACATGTTGCTGCCGATAATAAATTGATCGATCAGGGTCAGGTTATCCTGATGTCGGACTCCATTTCAAATGGAGGTACCATCTCATCGGCTATACCCCTCTACGATCTTATCGTTGACTATGAGGTTGAACTCATAGAACCGCAACAAGCTCTGTTTGCCACACAGTCGTTCAATAGTTCTGACACCAACTTAGTCGCCGGAGTCCCACTGGGCACCGGGGTGGACACTACAACCATCTCTGGGCCCAACATCGTGACATCCACTACTGTGACCAACACCGTACTCACTTTCAATCTGCCAGCAGGCACATATGAGTTCGTATTTATGTGCAAATGGTCATCAGGTTCTGCCACCACTGTGTTGTCAACGACAACCACTGGAGCAACAGTGAAGTCACTAAATGCGGGAGGCACCTCGTTTGGTGTAATTGCTGCTACAGCGTCACACACCTCCGATTTAAACCTCATTGTAACCACATCAGGAGTTGGGTTTCTATCCAACCTTGTGCGGTTCAATGTTTTAGTTACCAGGGTGTCCTCTAATGTTTCCACCAACTTCGTCGTCTAACGTGCTGGTTGGATGGGGCTAGAAGCTGACCACTTCATGTCAATCGTATCGCTTGACGGAGAGCTTGATCTTTCTAGCCCCTTTCAAACAACAACCTCTACTGTACATCTTTCCCATAAATCTAAGCGACCATCGGTTGTGCTTGGACCTCACTCGTTCGGCGATAAATGGAAAGTCCCGAAGAATGGGTTTTACACCCCCACAGATGTGAGCTTTGTGGTTACGCCACATATCTCAGAGAACGCTGG